CCCCAAGGGGCTCAGTTGGTTCTATGATCTATATCAACAGGGACAGATGGGCAACCCAGATTGGAAGAGTTGGCAGTTCACCACACTGCAGGGTGGTTGGGTGGATGCTGAAGAAATAGAACAGGCACGTAAAGATCTATCAGAAAAAGTTTTTAGACAGGAATATGAGGCCACTTGGGAAACATTCTCAGGAGTGGTCTATTATGGTTTTGATATCAAACACAACGTCAAGGCATTTGAGATGCCTGAGCACGTGACCATGTTGCATATAGGACAGGATTTCAACGTGTCACCCATGAGTTCTGTGGTATCTTATATTCAAGATGGAGTGGTGCATATATTTGATGAGATATCCATGTATGGATCCAACACAGATGAGCTGTGTGATGAAATACACAACAGATACAAGAACAAAAAGATATTTGTGTATCCAGATCCTGCCTGTAGGCAGAGGAGATCATCAGCGGGTGGCAAAACAGATCTCATGATATTGCAAAATGCTGGTTTCATCTGTAAATTACACAACAAGCACATGGCCGTTAGAGATAGGATCAATTGTGTGAATTCCAAACTGAACTCAGCGGCAGGAATCAGAGGCATAATAATACATCCAAGGTGTCAGAATCTGTTAAATAGCATACAAAAACAATGCTTCAAAGAAGGTACCAATGTGCCAGAGGCAGGAATTTATTCGCATATGAACGATGCTCTTGGATACCTCATTTCATTCTTATTTCCAATCAATAGATACCATGAACCATCAGAGATCAAAACATTCAACGTAAAGGTAGGAAGAACCCATGGCAGATTATAGTTTCGTCAATCAAGATCGCAGTGCGGGAGGAACCAATACCCAGGGATTGCCCGTCCACGAAGAATATCACAATTACATAAGAAGATGGAAATTTTGCAGTGCATCATATCTTGGTGGTGTGCAATACAAGATGGGACAATATCTCACCAAATACATTTTTGAGAGTGACAATGATTATGCCAACAGGATAGCACAGACACCATTGGACAATCATTGCAAGGCAGTGATACACATCTACAACTCATTCCTGTTTAGACATGAACCAGACAGAGATTTTGGTAGCATGGAGGGCATGCCAGAATTGGAACAATTCTTAAAAGATGCTGACATGGATGGTAGAAGTTGGAAGAACTTTATTCAAGATGTGAATATACAATCCAGCATCTATGGCCATTGCTGTGTACTCGTTGATAGACCAGAAACACAAGTGGGCACGAGAGCTGAAGAGCTAGAGCAAGGCATCAGGCCCTATGTCACAATCTACACTCCAGAAAATATTTTAGACTGGAGCTTCATCAGGATGCCCAGCGGCAAATATGAATTGCAATATGTGAGATTTTTAGAACAAGAAGAGAGAAGCTATCAACAGGACACCACCTATTACATAAGAACTTGGACCAGAGATGAAATCCTATTACAGAGTTATCATCCCAAGAAACAAAAACCCATAGAAGACATTGAAAGAAAACCCAATCCCTTGGGCAAGATACCAGCAGTATGGGTCTATGCCAATAGATCACCCCTGCGTGGTATTGGTGTGAGCGATATTGCAGACATAGCAGATGCTCAGAATTTCCTTTACCAATTATACAGCGAAGCGGAACAGCTGATAAGATTGACCAACCATCCCACATTGGTCAAGACAGCAGAAACACAGGCATCAGCAGGAGCAGGTGCCATCATTGAAATGCCTGCTGACATGGATGCCAATCTTAAACCCTACATACTACAACCATCAGGACAGAATCTTCAAGCCATACTGCAGACCATAGATGAGACCATCAAGGCCATTGATAGGATGGCACATCTTGGTGCTGTGAGAGCCATTGAAACAAGACAGATGAGTGGTGTGGCCATGCAGTCAGAATTCGTGTTGTTAGATGCCAAGTTGAACGAGAAGGCCAAGAATCTTGAACTGGCAGAAGAACAGATATGGAGATATTTTGCTGAATGGCAGGGCATGGCATTTGATGGAGAGATTGAATATCCCAAAGCATTCCATTTCAGAGACAAGAGTTTGGACATAGACATCCTTAAAAAAGCCGCTGATACCAATCCAGCAGATCCCAGAGTCAAGGCAGCCATAGATGCCAAGATATTGGATCTATTGGAAGTGGAAGAAACGCTGTTAGAAACAGCACAAAATCCCAACATAGAAAAAGTTGAAGGAGAAGCAGAAGAATTGGGAGAAAATGAAGAGAGTGAAGAAGGTGAAGATATAGATTTAGGGAGTCAAAATGCCAATTCGTAAAGTCAAGGAAGGCTTTAAGTGGGGCACTTCTGGCAAAACCTATCCCACTAAAAAACAAGCAATGAAGCAGGCCAGAGCAATCTTTGCAAGTGGGTACAAGAAAAAATAATGGAACCCAAGCTGGTGCACAAGCACCTTTTAGTTCGTGCTCTAGTGGATCAGGCTCCTAACAAAGACTTTGATTTAAACTCAGCACTGCAAGATTTAATCTCAAGAATAGATATGAAAATATTGGCAGGTCCTTTCACTGCTTATTGTCCTGCAGAAGGCAATGTGGGTTGGTCAGGCACAGCCATTATTGAAACATCACACATCGCGATACACTGCTGGAATGAACCCAAGCCCAATGTGATACAATTGGATGTTTATTCTTGCAAAGATTTTGATATAGAAGATGTCACTGATTGGTTGGATGAATACTTTGGTGTGCTGATGGTAGATTACAAATTTTTAGACAGAGAGAATGGATTTGAATATATAATATAAATCCATTATGACAATCAGAGCATTATATAGATTACCAGTTGAAAGTGCTAGGCACGAACAGATAAAAATATTGATAGAACAATATTTCATTAACAGTCAAAAACTGATGGACCATCCCAGCAGGTTATATGCTGAGAAGGCAAGAAGGGCACTGGTCAAACTTAGGAAGGTGGCACATCAGCGAGGATTAGAGCTGTTGGATCTTTACAGCCCATACAGGAATCAAGGCAAGCCCGTGATAACTCCACCACAGAAACAAAATCAACCAAGAAAGAAAAAACCCAATGTATCTTAATGCCAACATACCCTTGATAGAATGCTACGTGAGAGGCAATTACCTCAGAGATCAACGAGACAGCCACGACAAGTATTTTTGGTGTGTGGTGTTTGGAGTTTGTTCAGCACCCAAGCAGGCACCACTGTTCCACTTCGTAATGGAAGATGGGGGCATATGGTGGAGAGCACCCATTAGTGCATTCTGTCAGGAAGAAGGGGTGAAAGAACAACCTCTCAATGAATTGGTTCTGTGGGATTCATTCTCCTACAACATAGCGGTCACAACATTCCATCAATTGGCAGGTGCCAAGATGCGATTCATGACCAGAGATAAAACACAAATGGAAGGCACATATCTATTCACACTGGATTGGACTGAGGGTGATTTTAATGAATTGAATTATGGCTATGCGGGCAAGCCTGATCAGCACAAATGCGGGCACGTGATAGCACAATCTAATGGCAACTATGCCATACAGCCCAACAACAGATGCAGAGTGTTTGACAGCAACATGGGCACAGATCTCAATCAACCACCCTTGATCAATAGATTGGTCAACACACACAATTGGAGTGTGGAGGATCAGCCCAAATGGACCACAGATGAACGAGAAGTGGGCCAGTATGATTACGATTATAGAGACACGGAAAAAAGTAAATAAAGGATGAATCGTTTTGAAAAGACATTGTTGAAAAGAATAGATACTCTAACCAAACGATCCATAATATTGCAGAAGCAACTGCTCAAGAACAAGAAACAGAGGCTCTGCATTGAGAACATCATGCTGTGGATCAAATTGATCACAGTGGTTGGATCCCTATTACTGGTGCTGTGGAGCATCAGTAACAATTTCTTCACAATCAAGTAATCCTGTATAAATAACTGCATTACGAGGGTATATCCTGCCCTTGTTCAACCAAAAAGGAGAAACACACGATGAGTGACAATTCATTGACAGCCAATACGGACGTTGCTACTGAGGCAACCACAGAAGGCTCTAAAAATAATCCATCTCAGGTCGCTGAATCAACCAGAGTTTATACCCAAACGGAATTGGACGCTATTGCCGCTGAAGTTAGAAGAAAAACTGAAGCCAAAATTGCTAAAAAATACGAGGGTGTGGATGTTGAGGCATACAAGTCTTTGGTCCAAAAGGAAGAGCAATTAAAACTTGAGGAACAAAAACGTAAGGGTGAGTTTGAAAAGATTTTGAAAGAACAGGCTGATAAAGCCCAACAAAAAATCCAAACTTTATCCAGTGAACTGGCTAAAATCAAAGTGGATGGAGCATTGATAAATGCGGCATCTACCAAGAAAGCTATCAGTCCAGAACAGGTCGCGAGGCTCGTTAGGGATCAAGTTAGAATGTCAGAAGCTGGTGAGGTTGAAGTGATTGATTCAAAATCTGGACAAGTGAAATACACTGAAACTGGTGACCCTATGACCATTGATGGATTAGTAAGCGAATGGCTTAAAAGCAATCCACATTTTGTCACAGCAGGTCCCGCTGGTGGAGGCAGTAAATCAAACACATCACCTGAAGGTGCCAAGAACGTTGATGTCAGCAAGTTGGATCTAAACAATCCAGCGGACAGAGCGATTTACAAGCAACTTCGT